GGATCTGCTTTACCCTAACATAACTAATGCCAAGTCGATCGGCAGTTTCACGTAAGGTCATCGCGCCGTGTATATTTACAGTATTAAAAACACAATTTGATTCTTCCGGAAAATCAATCCAATGCCGGCACTCTTTGACCGGGCATGCGACATCTAGTTCTTTGCATTGCTTCAAGCATTTTTTCATATATCGGTTTCCATTTCTATGATGTCAAAAATATTTTCTATTTCGTTGTTTTCTAACGCAAATTTCTTGCTTGCTTCTTTAGACGCCTTCTGAAACTGGTCAATTTTATTCCTTTTTTGTTGTCCTTGAATCTCATATTTTTCTTTGCATTCTTTTACATAATCATATATTAATTCGTTGTTCTCGATATAACCAGTCACCATCATTCTAAAAAATTGCGATTGTGTAAATCCATCAAAGTTACAACGAATTCTTAATTTAGTTTGCCTGTCCGAAGTATCATAAAACATAATCTTCTTTCTATCTTTGGGGTCTGGTGGACTAAAACCACTCATTTGCCCCTTCCAAGCACGTGCGTGCTGCTTTCCATCTGTCCTGCAGTCGTCTGCAAGACAAAAGACGCCTTGCCTCTAAGCTCTTCCAGATTACGAGCACCTGAATAAGATAAGCCGCTGCGAATTCCGCCAGCGATATCTTGAAGCAAGTTCTTAACACCACCTCTAAACGGCACAGTCGTCGAAATTCCTTCCGGGGTTGAAGCCCTGCCTCTCCATGCGGTTTGAGCAGCGCTGCTGGCCATCCCTCGATACACCTTGTATTTCTTTCCTGACTTACCAGAAAAGACTTCGCCTGGCGTTTCTTTAGTGCCGGCTAACATCGACCCTATCATCACAAAATCTGCACCAGCTGCGAGAGCTTTTACTATGCCGCCGGCAGTTTTAATGCCGCCATCAGCAATTATTTTAACGTCATAGTTGGTCTGCGCGCAATTTACAATACTTTGAAAAGTTGGAATTCCATGACCAGTGACTAGTCTGGTTGAGCAAATTGAACCGCCGCCTATGCCAACACGAACAGAATCCGCACCCCAGGAAGCCAGAGCATCAAATCCCTCTAGTGTCGCAACATTTCCAGCCATCAAATGTACCCTGTCTCCAAATTTATCTTTTAAGGTTTTTATGCACCGCTCCATCATAACATGATGACCGTGGGCCACATCAATACAAATAATTTGAGTGCCTACAGAAATTAGCGCGTGGGAGCGGTCGTCAAAATCAGTCATGCCAACAGCCGCGGCTATTTTTATATCTCCATACTTAAAAAAAGCGTCCGACACAATTGAAGCCTGCTCTTGCACAGTATTATATCTGTGCACTACACCCAAGCCTCCTGCTCCGGCCATGGCCAGGGCCATGTCACTTTCAGTAATGGTGTCCATTGGACTTGAAATAACAGGTAAGTCTAAATGAATATTCTCGTCTAAATCATTACCAATTTTAACAGAAAAGCGACTTTCGATGTCACTAAATTTTGGTACTAACAATACATCATCGAAGGAATAGGCTTGTTTCATTACACTTTCTCCAAAATATTTTTAATGTTTTTATGTACACCACGTATTTTTTTTATTACCTGGTCTTTGGCTTTTTTCATATGTTCGGTAATATGTTTAATAACATCTTGTTTTTTTAAATCATCTTGTGGATCCGGCTTGGGATCGGGTGGGAGTTTCTCTCGGAAGGGGTATTCATAAACACTACGATTCCATTCTTCTTTATTAATCTTCATTAAAAACCCCCAACTGGCATGCCGTTAAGAGAGTTTTCAGCTACAGTGTCGTCTGTACTTCCTAAGGCGCCGTCGCCTCTTCCAGAGATTGTAATTGATTCGCGATATAGACCATGCGTAGTTTGTCTCGCCCTAAAGTGCACCACTGGCACCATAACTAGCTGTGCAATCTTGTCCCCCACACAAACAAGTTGTTCTTCTTGGCCGATATTATGTAAATCAATAAACACCTCACCATCGTAACCGCTATCTATAATATGTGCACCTACGATCAATGATCTCTTTACCCCCATGCTGGACCGGTTACACACTTGTAACATATATCCATGTGGAATTCCAAAACTTAAACCAGTTGCCAACATCATGTTAACTCCCGGCTTTAATCTTACAACAGAAACATGTGGATCGGCTGGACAAAAATAAACATCCAAGCCTGCGTCACTAGGGTTGGCTCTCGTCGGTGCCTTCGCTCCCGGTCGAGCCTCGTATTCCAATATCATCTTGTGCCTCCTTAATTAATTTATTTGCCTTGTCCCAGCACTCAGGACAATATAACCTTACAACTTCCTCTTCCTCCCTGACAACCACTTTCCAAGTTTGCGCGTGTTCTTTTGATTTTCTATCAAAAGGAGTTTCACATGCAGCACACTCGTCTTTCAATTTGTCAAACATTGTAAGTTGTTGTTTCATTCGCTTCTTAATGTCTTTCTTAAAACGCTTAAGTTTTGTTCGAGTCATTTTTCTTTTTAAACTTCCCATATTTACCCTAACAATTTAAAATTGTAACGAAGTGATCTCGTGCTAAAACCCCAATCTTTATTGTGGTCTAGTTTTGCTGCGTATGGACGGTTTAAATAGATTTGGTCATACTCCTTTACCCCCCAGCATCTAATCGTAGTCATCGTTGAAGTATCATCTATTACCTTGAGAATCCAGTATGGTTTATCATTTTTGGTCTTCTTAGGAATAACCTCTCTTGGTATAAACCAAGCAACACCCAAGTCTTTGTCCCAATTACCTAAAGCTGGAACACAATTTCTTTCGATAGAGTCTCTAATCTCTTGTGTCATAACCAAATCAAAAGGGAATATACCAGTTAGATCAGAAACATACTCAATCTTTTCCTCAGAGGTAAAATCTTCTTCTGGTGAATAAATTTCAATATTCTCATCTAATTTCTTTTGGCTTTTTGGCTTATCTTGTATACACGATATCCAGAAATGCTTACAGCCATTAAAACGATCATCAATTATATCGTCCAGCGCTCCGGAGCGACATAATACGTCCAAGGCTTTTTTGTTTAGTTTGGCGTGGACAATATCTTCGTTAAACAGAATGTCTTCAATTTTTTCAAACGGTCTGTTCTGCATGATTTGTTCAATTGCTTTGTCGCCCAGACCTTTAATCGAGCTAAAGGGTTGGATAAGGGTTTTGCCATCGTCACTGATTTCCCATTGTCTGGTCGAAGTATTAATATTAATATTTTCAATTTCAAAGCCAAACTTCTGAGCCAAGCCGATTGCTGTCTCTTTGCGTGATTCAGGCTCCTTGTCTAGGAAAGCAGCCATCCAGCACTCAGGGTAATAATTAAATAGCCAAGCGCATTGGTAAGATAGAATAGAATAAGATACAGCATGCGATTTGTTAAAGCCGTAACCTGAGAAATATTCAAAGTTTTGCCAAAGGCTTTTGGCCGTGTCGGCTGGTATCGACTTGTTAAGGCACCCTCTAATGAATTTCTCCCTAATCGTCTCTTTCTCTTCCTGGCCCTTGCCTGTACCCTTTTTAGTCAGGAGTTTACGTAGTTTGTTGCCTTCTTCTAAGGAGATGTCTTCGCCCAACTTATGGGCTAACAAAGCAATTTGTTCCTGAAAAATAAGAAAACCGTAAGTTTCTTTGGTTACCTCTTCAACAGCGTCAATAAGATAATTAGCACCCTTGTTCTTCTTCGCTTTGATATACGCTTTGTCAACTCCAGCGCCTAGAGGGCCCGGGCGGTAAATCGAAGTGATAGCAGAGATATCAATAATATCATTTGGCTTAGAATTAATGCTCAGCCGCTGGGCTCCCGAGTTGGTGAATTGAAAGATGCCGGCGAACTTTCCTTTCTGAAAAATATTTCTATACACTTTTTTGTCATCCAAATCTAGTACGTCCGGATGCAAAGTGTTCTTATAGTATTCTTTAACGTCAGCAAAGGTTGGATTTTCAACTCCATGATATCTTTTAAGAACATGGCCGACGGCGCTCTGAATCATCTCAAGAGTTGAAAGACCTAACAAATCAAATTTGATATAGCCGAGCGGCTCTAAATGGCGTACGTTTTGTCCTTCAGACCAAGGAGTTTGTATCACGCCACCAGAGCATATAAGAGGCATGTGTTTGTCTAGGTCCTCGCCAATTACAACTCCGCCGGCGTGTCGGCTAGTCGATCTTACTTGACCGACGAGAGCCTCGACGTGTGTTTTAATGTGAGGGTATTTTTGTAGGAAATTGATCAAAGATTCAGAATACTTCATTACCTCCTCAAAAGTTGGAATATAAACACCTGATTTAATATCATGGTCTTGTTTGGCTTTTGGGGTTGCCTCTTTGACCATTCTGCCGGTCACGGTATTAACTTCGATCCAGGGCACATTGTAAAATTTACCGATGTCTTTGATTAACGAGCGAAGTTGCAGCGTATTAAAATTAGAAATTGGTACAACTGTAGTTTCTCCCCACTCCTTAGCTAAAATCTCTTTTAATCCAAATGCGTCGCTAACATCATAGTCGATGTCTGGGTAGTCAGTCGCGTCTGATCTCAGGAACCGACTAAATAGCAAGCCATATTTGATTGGGTCGACCTGGGTAATTCCCAGCACATAGGAGACCAAGGAGCCTGCTGCCGAGCCCCGACCGGGGCCTGCTAGCATGTGCTGATTCGCTGTATCTGAAACCGCCTTCATGGTGAGAAAATACTTGCTGAATCCTCGGTTGTTTATAACAGTAAGCTCGTGCTTGAGTCTATCAACATACTCTTGGTTATCAGTCAACCCTAGCTTCCTCAGGCCTGCAATAGATTCCTTGACCAAGGTCTGTTCACCAGTTTCGCCATCTGGAATGACAAATCCCGGGAGACGAACCGTGTCGTCTGGCATGAAATCCTCGATTCTTTCATTAGCAATCCAGTGAGTTTTTACAAGGGAATCATATACAAGATCGTCGTCATAAGAAACGCCGCACTCTTTCGAGTACTTCTTATACGATTCCCACATCTGGTCTCCGTTCTTTGGGTATAACTCCATGCCCATTTCATCGATGTCGACTGGAAGTTCCGACTTAAGGTACTCTGGTGTTTTTGATTTACCAAGCCAGCCTAGGCGTTTATAAAGCTCGCGATCCTTCCATGCTTCTGCGCTTGGATAGTGAGAATCAGCCGTAGAAATAAGCTCGATACCAAATTCTTCGTGCATCTGGATGACATGCTTATTCAGTTCATGTTGCTCCGGTACATTGTTCCACTGAAGCTCACCGTACCAACGGTCTCCTAGACAATCGATCATGCGTCGAGTAGTTGTACGCATGGCCTCCAAAACAGACTCCGAACCGCTTTCTCGGTTGTTCCAGTAATCTTTAGCGTATACCCCGCCTAGGCATGCCGATGACGCGATGATACCGTCGCCATATTCTTTTAATAGTTTGTAGTCCAGGCGTGGTTTCCGATAGAAGTTGTCGCCCTGGTGTGAATCAGATACAATTTTAAAAATGTTGTTTAGCCCGGTCTGATTCATCGCCACCAATACGAGATGCCCGCTAGAATTGATTATACTCTTGGATTTGCTCTTCGATGCGCCTTCGTCTTCGGCCTCGACCTTGTCTGTATCGTTAATGACCTTTCTAGCTTGTTTTTTATCTAGCTTAACTTTTTCGTATTCGTCTTTCCAATCTTCAATGGAGGGCACAAAGTATGCTTCAACACCAAAAATTGGCTTGAAGTTTTTGCCCTGATCCTTCATTTTCTTAGCGTGTAGGACCTGGTAAGACATACCATTCATGTTTCCATGGTCTGTCAAAGCTAACGCTGACATACCATTCTCGTAAGCAAAGTCCATATGATCTTGCGGATATCCGAATCCGTCGAATACGGATCCTGCAACGCTGTGAGCGTGCAACCCAACAAATGGGATTTTAGATTCAGTTCTTTCCAATTTTACCTCTCTTTACAGAAACAATATAATCATATCACAGTCAGAGTCAATCTTCAAGTTCATTATTTCTTTCAAAGAGATATAGTGCCATGGATTCTAAATTCAAATTATATGGAATTTCAATAAACGGGAATAAAGCATGTACAAAGAACGCTGTCGATGCAAATGTTAATTTTAAACTCACCCTCATCGCAAATATAAAATGCTGTAAGTAAGTTACTTTTTTTTCTTTTAAGTGTTTAAACATTCTACTCCTCCTCGTCGACACCAACTCCATTCCACTCTGTGGCGCTAAGTATTTTTGGTCTTTTAATGGAAGAATTACACGATAAGAAATCACAGTAATCAAGCCAATTATCTAAATTATGGTAACTATCAATATTAATTCTACCATAATTAGAACATTCTAACATTTCGAATGCTTCTTGTAAAGTAAAATTCCTATACGAAAATCTTTCTTCAGGCGAATATCTCTCCTGCCTCGTTGCCGGATCGACCCACATGCCATTTGATCTGGTCTTGGACTCGGTTATCAGTTGTTCTACTTGCTGCATGTCGAGTGTCAGTCCTAAATACAAATTGTCTTTAGCTGTCTTGCCCTCGTAAGAAAGCATGGCGTGCCCATTAGCTATTTCTTTCCTCAACTCTCGTGTGACCCGGGGATCAACGTACCCATATGGCCAAGATATCCAGAATTTATCTGGCGCTAGGTGGAGGCTTATTTTTCGTAAAATTTTGTTGGCGGTTTTTGCGCCGTGGACCGCGGACCAGGCCAAGTTATCTCTCTTGTTTATATCTCTAATATTAATAGGCACATAGTATATTCTTATTGGTCGTTTAAACTCTTTCTTATTGTGTTCAAAATGCCTGTAATTATAAACAGGATCTTGAATCATCTCGCCAACTTGGTATCTAATCAACGGCGTGACGTCATCGTTGCACACAATCCATATTGTATTGCAACCAGCATACG